ATCAGGAACGAGTCACGAAGATCACAACGGGCTAGTCACCACGACTAACGACCTAGAATTTCAACAGAAGTCAGCGCTTGGCAACCTCTGTAACAACAGCAACTGGATGATGGATGGCGCTGCCGATCGCATAACGAAACTCTTTACGCAGATGGACCAACTAGAGGCAACGTTTAGGGGCAGCGACAACGAGGTATATAGCCTTAACCGCGTAGCAACAGACATCGAGAGACTCAAGGGGGTACAGATACCAACGCTTCGGGAGTACGGCGCAATAATCAAGGCGGCGTACTTAGGAATACGCGGCGAGCAGTGGAAACCATACGTCAAGTCAGGCATATCGCCAAAGGCGCAAAGCAAGAACGCAATACTTGAGCGGGTTCGCAAGCTACGCGAGTCGTAACTCAAGAGGGGAGGGCGCAAGCTCTCCCTTTCTGACGTGTGCGGGTCACGCGTATCGCCAAAACGGGAGAGGCGTAGGGAATATAGTGGTCAATAAGCGCGAGGATTAAATGATAACCTGACCAATGAAATGTTAAATTGAAAATCAAAAAGGAATTAAACTCTGTCTAGGTCATAAGATTAGTTTATTTCGCAAAAGTTTTAGAAAGAAAGAGGAAGAACAATGAGTTACAATGGATGGAGCAACCATGAAACATGGCTCGTAAACATATGGCTTGGAGATTATCTCAACCAACGAGCAGATGATGGTGAACTTATTACACATGAGTACATCATGCTGTGCGTTGAAGACGCAATGGTTGAACACATTGACGGGTCACACGGGCTAGCATCTGATCTGATATCGTCAGTGATGAGCGGCATTAACTATAGAGAACTTGCGCAGCACTACATACTTGCTGCCGGATTGGGAGAAGAACAATGAGCGTAGTAGAAACAAGCATACATTGCGTGACCAAGATCACAATTGGACAGAGATTGTTCAATGGCTTCGCAACATTTACCATCATAGCTTACACATCAGATGGTCAGGCACTTACCGTTAGCCTTTACGATTCAGCCAATAATAACTTAGGCATCGATTACCTTGGTGTGACCGATGACTTTAGGGGGACAGAGCGTGGATAACATGCAAGTACACAATATGTTCGCAACGCCTGACAGTATGGAGGCGTTGATGGACTACCTTAAATCCATCAATGAACCAACGACACTGATTGCGGCAATGATGATGTGGAATCTTATCGCATCAGGTAATCACATGGAGAAAAGTAATGCAGGTTAATGCACCGAAGATGACACGTCAGCACTACGAATTTATCGCTGACATTATGGGACCGCAGGTAGCGTGGCCTTCACACTTGCATTCAATCGCTGACGCGCTGGTTGCAACCAACCCACTATTCAACAAGCAAAAGTTTTTAGATCGTGCTGTTGCAGCATGGGAAAAGAACCATGTTCCCAAGGAGTTAGACGATGACATTAACTACTGATCCAAGGAGTGATGGAGTCCAAGCTGCGTTCATCAAGGCCCACCTAAAAATGTGTGCCGTCGGCATGAATCCGCCGAGACCACTCACAAAAACCAAGTTGCTAATCAAGGCAACGAATCTAACGGGTCTGAATTACAAGCGCACTGAGATAACTCAAGCGATTGCAGACCTGCAAATTATCGTCGATCATTATACAGGAGAAGGACAATGACATCACCACCTCATAAAGACTTAGCATACAACACTTGCGCTGAGTGCGAAGGGCATGGTCAGGTATGGTACGAGGGCAATGAAGGTCAGACGGTATCGAATCCAGAAGGCAGACCCAAGGAGTACTTAGATACTTGCGAAAACTGTGACGGAACAGGCGAAGTATTAATGGATGAACTTGACTGGATCGACTAATGATTGCATAAGTGCAGCATGATAGACAGTTACTGGTACTCAATATTAGAGAAGCATCAAGGCATTAGCCTCCCGCTTCACAAAGTGTTTGTTAAGGCAGGCATTCCAACGTCAACATACTATCGTACACTTAATGGTGATACGGAACTTAGGTATGAGACAGCATGCAAGGTCTATCGCATGTTGGAATTGCTTGAAGGATCATACGCCAAGCCATCTGATAAGCGAGTATTGTATGCCAAAGTTTCCAAACTATAAGTCGGACGTGTTCAGTACAGATCAGTACGAAGAGATGGTTCAAACCCTGATTGAACGACGGCATGAGTTAAGCATCAGCCAAGAACAGCTTGCATTTGACATAGGATGTAGTGTTTCATTGGTTAATAAATGGGAGACATACATACGTGTCCCCTCTGGATTCATGTTTACTTGTTGGTTGGATGCACTTGGCTGTCAGATCGAAATCCGCACGAAAGATATTGAGTAAGGTCACATACAAGTGTGACGCTTGCGATAGGTACGATGAATACTTTGTACAAATCCTAGCCTCAATCAAACCTGCTACCTACCACACAATATGCATCGATTGCTTGGATGAGGAAACATGGCAAACAAAAATAAGCTTAAAGGAATCTACCACGAAAAAAGATTCTGTGAATGGCTCGACAAAATCGGTATCGAAAACTACCAAGTCCCCCTCTCCGGTGCGCTCGGAGGACAGTGGAGTGGCGACATCCACATCACACTGGGCGGACGAAAGCTGGTAGCCGAGGTTAAGTATCGGGACAAGTCTAACTTCCCTAGCCCCTTCACTGTCTTAGAGGGGCGCGACCTAGCGTTCTATAAGCGGAAGCACGGGAAGCCACAGTCACTGGTAATAATGCCAGCTGAATTATTTGAACATCTTCTGGGAGAAGCAAATGGAAAGTCAGAACCAACAGATTAGATCGCACCTCAACAGCGGTAAGTCGCTCACGCCACGTCAAGCACTGGATTTATTCGGATGCTTTCGATTAGCTGCGCGTATATGGGACATCAAAAAGCTAGGCTTTGAAGTAGAGAAGAACATGATCTTTGCTGGTAATCCGCCCAGCAATAAGATGATCGCTCAGTACAGAAAAAAACCCTTGGTCTAAATGAATAAACCAAGGGCAGTTCAAGCGGAGGAAGTAACTACATAGTTCGTGGGAGAAGCTAATGTATGCTGATATACTAATGCAAGACATCATTGATTGGCAAGTGCGCAACGCAAACGCAAAGTATATATTGTTAATCATTGCTAGGTACACAGACTTAGATGGATATTGTTATCCAAGTATACCAACAATCTCAGAGAAATCAGGGTTGAGTAGAAGCACAACGATACGATCAATCAACTGGTGCGTTGACAATGGATACTTGATTCGTTGCTCAGGTCGGACTGGTGTTGCTAGCTCGTATCAATTTACAAATCTAATGGAGGACAACATGACTGACGAGAGTGGAGGGAGTGTCACACAGACACCCCAAGTTATATCTAATGTAATAGATATTTCTTCTAATAGTAATACTACTTGGGGTGTCACACAGACACTCCCCTTCGATGCCTTCTGGTCTGTATACCCACGCAAGGTAGCCAAGGGTCACGCCCGCAAGGCATTCGCTAAGGCTTGCAAGCTTGCTGATCCATCAGAGATTGTAGGTGCAGCAGGTAAGTTTGCCTACGCGATGCAGGATACTGAGAAGCAGTACGTTCCTCACCCTACCACATGGCTGAACGGTGAGCGTTGGGACGATGATCTTGACGATGTTGCACCCCAATCAAAATCAAACACAGACTTTCTCAATGACATCCTGTCCAACATGACAGTCAACAAGCTCGCTATAGAAGGGGAGTAGCACATGGAATACCCTCACGTGAACTTGAGAGGCATCAAACGCCACGAGCGTACCGGATTGATAGGATCATGGCTTCAAGGCTTGCTCCGTAGGTACAAACCACCATCTGATATGGACAACGATACCTTGGGTGAGGAACTCAAGCTGATTGTCGAAGATATCAACAGCAACATACCGTCTATGCTTACGCGGGTTGAGGTTCAGATCATCTTAAAAAAGATCGATGGTCACGTCCGCGCGTATCAAGCGTCGAGGTCGTGGCCGACAATCAAAACCTTTATCGAATCAACGAAGAAGAGTGTCGAAGATTACTCACGCAATACCGGAGACTCGAAGGTGACTACACACCCGCTAGGTCTAAGCGACGATCAGCTTACGGTTAAGCGTATCAAGATGGGGCATAGCATAGCGGCTTCATTGCTTGATGTTGACAGCCCAACACGACAACGACTGCTTGAAGAAACTGATCTAGTAGAATTAGACTTCAATAAATATCTTGATCCTGCTGCAATAACGCAGTAGATAAGTATATGAAATGGGAGAACAACTATGGAACGCAAAGGTTTTATCGGCGGTAGTGACTGCGTAAAGATTATGAATGGTAACTGGTATGACTTGTGGGCAGTGAAGACTGGCCGCGTAGAGTCAGATGATTTGTCTCGCAATCTTGCGGTGCAGATGGGCATTCTAACGGAAGACTTTAACATCGAATGGTTTGAGATTGAGTACGACAAGTACGTCGATGACCAGCAGAAAACATTCAAGAAGACTCACAACGGTGTGCCTTACAAGGGTACGATTGACGGCATGGTTCGTGGAAGCAGCGCTATCCTTGAGGCGAAGCACACCTATGCTCACAACAATATCA